AGACACCAAGCGAAGCACCGCCATATCCTTGAAGGCCCCAGTTTATGCCTTCGCTAACGCTGCCTTTGTCGATTGCCCGGCCAGCCCCAAGAATTGCTCCCATTTCAACAGGCGACAAAGGCACGCCAAAATAAGTAGCAGTCGCAGAAGCAATCAACGGCGCATTCTGTGAAAGACTCAAATCTTTATCAAGTTGGGCAAGCTCTTTGCCGGGGTCGAATCCGCCGCCACCGCTCATAGCGTACTCCTGGTTAATTGTTCAAATGGTAGCATGTTAGGCCTTTATTCGCAAAGGGTAGCTGGTGGCTGAGCCGCCTGAAGTGTCGTAGTAAATATCGCCTGAACGCAAGTTGGCAAAGTCAGCCTGCGTTGGTAGGCTGATGACAAACTGTCCAGGCGTAGTGGAGCTTGGTTGGGCAAAAGTTAAACCCCCTACCACCCCGGTAGTCCCCACGTCGGCAGAAGCAAATATTGCAGGTAGCGGGGCGTTTATCTGGTTGAAATATAGCCGCAAGATGTTCATGAACTGCTCTTGGTACTGAGCGCTGTACTCAGTTGGGGCCGATGGCAGGCGCGGTGGGGTAACGGTTTTAAATCCCATGTTATCTCCTGCCGTCCGGGCGAATATCAATGCGAGGAGCGCCCAGTTGCCACTGCACCCCCAACCCATCTATTGCGTCACCAGTGGTTCCAGAACTAACTTTGAACGCCATCTGCCGCCCACGAATCCGCACATAGACCTGTTGGGTGAACTGCTGTATGTTGTACGTGATCTGGTTCTGGTAGTTCTGGGTGCTGGCCACAGCGGGGTTGTTTGAGTTTCCGTATGCCGCGCCGGGAAAGGTTCGGGGTATGGCTGTGAAATACGCGGTTGGCTGGTTCACATTAGAGCCGTCAAACGTCAGGTCAGGAATCAAGCGCCACACAAACCCAAAGTTGTTGCCGTCCCCAATGTCAAAGTCGGAAGACTGCACATTGGCCACAATTGGGACAGGCGGATTAACCGTGCCGTCATCTACACCATCTTCGTGATAAACCAACAAACCATTGTCACTTCCGCCAGCAGACCCATAGGTAACTGCCATTGGAGACGACCGTAATGGGCTGTCAAGCCACGCTGTACGCCCTTGGTTGCTTCCGTTGTAGTTTGCCCAATCCCCGTAATACCATACGTTGTCTCTGTAGTTGTAGATCACATACCGATCAATTACGGTGGAGTTGGTTGAGCAGTACTGCCACCAGACCTCGTTGTAACCTTCATTGGTTCCAGACACAAACTGAAAAGACTGTGTTCTGTTGATGTCGGTAAATACATATTCACGCAGCGTAGACGGCAGAACATCCACCCGGCCAGAGTACATATAGAACTGATCTAAGCCCATCCAGTACGTGATGTTAGCGGCAGTGGAAACACAATTGGGGCCAGCAATGGAGATGTTGTCACCCAGAATCTGGAAGCTCCACACGTAGGGTGGGCCAATATATTGCATGGAGTAAATTGCTGCATCAGTAAACACCAAAATCTCTTGCCGAGTCTGCTGGGCCATAATAATTGCAGACCCACGGCTAAGCCTGTAATCCCCAGCTTGGTTGGTAATAGATGGCGTCCAGGTTTTATAATCTTCTTGATTTGACCAACGAATTTGCATGGGGTCAAGCGCAGTGGTAGCGTATACCCCGGTTGGATCATTTGTGCCAAAAGCAATAACAAACCTAGATGCGTCAGATACCAGTACGTAGTTAACAAAAGATGGGCACGTAGCATCCACCCCTCCCGTGCCCGCAAGAACTATCACACCCCGATTAAAGATGGTTGGGCTTGCGTTAACTTCCCAGTAGTACAGGGGGCCACCACGCGCATTAAATATAAGGTCTTCACCAAAGTTTGACTGGCTCCATGTTCGTAGCTGAATTCCAATCCCTGTTGCAGCAGCAACCCCCCACCCGGTGGCAGAAGCTGCATACTGACGAACAACATCCGCAATTGCGTGCGTTGTTACAAACCCTGCGTACCCGCGCACGCACCCGGTAAATGTTGTAGCGGTTACCCCTGTGTAAGAAATAACTTCTCCAGTAACACTAAAAGTACCAGAAGCAGAGAAGCCTGTTGTGGACGTGACGTTAATTGTTACTGTGGAGTACTGGATAACGCCCGTGGCCGAAGGATGCGAAGCAGCAACAGTGGCGCTTGCTCCCCGTGTACAACCCGTCAAAGTTGTAGCGGTTACCCCTGTGTAAGAAATGATTTCGCTGTCTATTAACACACTACCAGAAGCGGCAAGAGTTGCCGTACTGGCAACGCCAATCGTAGTAACAGAACTGCTTATTGATGCAGAAAGTATGCTGTTGCCAACAGTAGCCAAGGCGCTTGTTGTGAGTGTTGTTGTAACTGACGGCCCAGTAGAGCCACCCCACCCACCAGCGCCCCACCCTACACCAAACGTATAGATAGAGCCCCCGGTTGTGGCTTGATACGTGGCTAAAACCGAGCCGCCGCCATTCCCTGCATCTCCTGCTGTAGCTACAACAGATACCGTAATGCTGTATGTGCTTGAGGATATGTATGTGATTTGAAACTCAGCATTGAGAATAATTGCAGTTACATTGCCACCAAGACTCACTGCCCCACTAAAAGTTACAAAGTCCCCGGTCTGAGTGCCGTGCCCCGCATCAGTCACTATGATGGTCGAAGACCCTGTTGTTGCTGCAAAGACTGCCCCACCCACCCCCGAAGTAGCCCGTATAGGTGTTACATCAAAGAAGTCGCCGCCGGGGCCACTCTGTATATAGTATTTAAGACTGGAGCCAAGAGCCAGTAAGTTAAAGCTGGACAACGTTATCCAGTTCCACATAGAACGCACAATGCCCCACAACACACCTGTGGTGGGGTAAACAATTGCCGTGCTTACTCCCGCAATATCTGTAGAAAGCGCTCCAGCGTCTTTTGCCCAGCCGCCAATTTTTTCTGGCAGACCAGAACGAAAGCGCACCTTATTGGTTTGATACCAACCGCCTTCATTGCCGTAGTTGGTGCTTTCTCGGTTTGTCCCCGGTCTAAACTGAAGCTTCTGTAAGGGCATTTTGATTCCTATGACAAGAACATGGCGCGTTCGTCAATCCGACGGTTTTGCAGCCCTTTGAGTATTTTCCCACCAGCCATGCAATACTTCAAGAGTTCTTCCGCAGCACCCGCTTTATCGCCCCGAAGCAGCTTTTGACGAAGCGTTGAACGCTGGAGGGTCCCCAAGCCCACGTTAAAACTAAAGCTAACAAGGCTATCATACATGCCTTGTGTAAGAGGGACAGGACAGAAAGAATGCACCCCACGTTCGAAGCGTTGCAGATCGGCTCTAAGAATCCCATCTACTTCTTCCTTTGAAAAAACCCGGCTATCTTCTGGGCGAAGCGGGTAAGCTCCTCTTTGATCCATTGGTATCTTAGCTTGGTCTGGGTAAAGTACATGTCCAACTCCTATTGTCCAAAGCAGGGCTGGGCAACGGTATGGTTTAAACCGAATGCCCTCGTGGTGGCAGATGACCTTGATGGCCTCTGGGCTGAGATTCATTTGGATTTAAACGCCTGACCGCCGAACCAGAACGACACAACGCAGGCCCAAATGATCTGCGTTTCATCATCCCACAATTGATCCATCGCCACATTAAAAGCTACATCTGTGTGCCATGCGTAATAAAAACCAAAGATTTCCACAAACATGAACATGGCAAACATGCCGTAGGTGATGACGCTTCTGGTGGCCGCACGCATGTTGATGACCCAAGTGCTGGCCCCTTGGCCCAGAGCTATGTCGTGTGCATACAGGGCTTGGCGCTCCTGCATGGCCGTCTGGGCGTTGGTGACCTCTGCGTTGATCTGTATCTGCTCAGTCTGGATGTGCTCAATGCGCTCCTGCGCTTCCAGGCCAGCTTTCTTCAAGGTCAGTTCACGCTCGGTCTGCATTGCCGCTAGGGCAAGTTCATGGTGCTTGTCGGCCCGATCCTGAAAGAACTCAAGGATTTTGGGTAGGCCGCCCATAAGGAAGCTGATGAGGGATGAGAATAGAGTGAGCATTATTTAACCTTTCAGATCGAAACTTAGATTGGGGTGGCGTGGATACTGCACAACGCGTTCGCCCTCGGGGCATTTGTACTTGATCGTTGCCAACAAAGTTGCCTTGCCTTCAGCAATTTTCTCTTTTTGAACCATTGTCAACTGGTACGTAAATGTATCAATCTCTGGCCCAGCGGGGCCACTAAATCGGCTTGCGGTGGTGGTGGCCTCATGGACCATACCATTTGCGTCCCGAATGCTTGGCGTAAAGCTCTCAACGGAGCAGTCGTCCCGCTTCTTGATCCGTGCAACCGTAACATTGATGGGCTGTCCAGCCTCTGCCACGATCTTGAAGTTCTCAGGCGACCACTCAATGATTGCACGGTCAAACCAACCGAACTTGTCGGCCAACGTGTAGCTCCCGCCCAGTGCGGCAACGCTTGCGGCAACCGCCCCAATAGCTTTAGTAAGGTCAATCATTTTTCTTCCTTCTTTTGAGCTTCTTCAATCTGCTTTCGCAGTTTCTCGGTTTTTTCCATTTGGGCCTTGGCCTCTCGCCTCACTACCATCGTGTCCATGTACATCATTCCTACAAGGGGCAGCACCAGCACGAAGACCAGTGCAAACAGGACTAAGACCAGAAGGTATCCAAACGACCCTGATGATTGAGACTGATTATCCACATTAGGCCTATCAAGTAAGCGACTACGAAAACCACCGCTACCGTCTCCAGCACCCTGTCCAGAATTTGATTTTTTAACCTTTGTCGCCGCCATGCTTTCACCCGCTTTTCGTGCAGTTCACGAGCCGCCTGCTCTGACTTTTGATCCAAGAGCCGCTGGTACTCTTCTACGATGTCACGCCACATATCAGGCATTCCCATTTCCCAGCGCACCATTTTCTCTAAGTCAGCGTAAAACTGCTTGGTCTGGCGCAGATACATTACATTGTCTATGGCTTGTGTGGCAAGGTCGTCTTTGATTCCTTTTTTCTGATTGTCTTCCCGTTGAACTTCTGCTTTCTTGTGGCTGGCTTCAAGCTCGGCGTGGCCTTTGAAGAACTTTGACAGTGCGCCACCCACTTCCGTGGTGATCTTGGACAGATCGTTGCCTGTTTTCTTCAGGTCTTGGTAGACGGCAACGCACCCCTTTATGCCTTCATAGGCACCTTTGCAGAGGGCGAATGCCGTGATGGGGTCAATTTTTACGCCTTCATGATGTATGCCAACGCATAGTACGGCGGCAAGTTTGCGCCTGTTCCCGACACCCCTTCGGTTGAGTTAGTGACGGTGGTGTCAACAGTGCCTGCTGGAGTGCCAGCGGATATGCCGACAATTGATATTCCAGTAAATGCGGGAGGAATTGCCGCAGGGCTTTGAACAGAGCCGCCATTACTTGAGCCAGCGTTAATGTTGTTATCGGAAACGCTACCTGGGGTGTGCGTGTGGCCTGGGTCCGTTATGGTGTGCGTGTGCGTGCCCAACGCCGTACCTGTGAACGTGGAGCTCGAAGTCGTCGTGTGGGTGTGAGAAACTAAAATAGCGTTTGCACTGCCGCCTGTTGCATCCACTGCATAAGTGGTGCCCGCCCCCACAATGAACCTGTCGCGCAAATCAGGCGTGCTGTTTGTGCCATCGCACAAATTCCAACCACTTGGGATGGAGGCAATGCTGCCGTACCACATGGTAATCACGCCAGTAGGGATGATATCTCGCACAAACGCAGTCGTAGCAATTTGCGTGGTGTCAGTTCCAAACGCCGCAGTCGGCGCAAGGGGGGTGCCTGTAAAAGTAGGGGACGCGGACAACACCGTCGAACCTGTACCCGTAGAAGTAGTTACACCTGTGCCACCGTTGAGAACAGGCACGACCCCTGTGACGTTTCCTGACTTTATTTCGTAGAAGTTTGTGGCGTCCGACCAGACAAACACTTTATCGCCGTTGGCAACCGTAATCCCTGTACCTGCTGCCGTGGTGTTGCCAATCACAGACGAGTTGTAGATGGTCATTGACTGGCCGCTGTTGTTCCAAACGATGTACGCTTTAGAAGCGGGGGGCGCATAGACAGCAAAAGTTGCCCCAGTCGTGGTGGTGAACCGCAACATGGCATACACGGCTTGGTTGCTTGCTGCCGTAGACGTTGGGCCGTTGGTAAATGTCAGGGCTTGGCTGGCAGCAACAACGCTGACCGTCTGATACCCGGCAACGGACGTATCTAGGATGTATGCCAGATTACTGTTGGTCGTGTCCCCCCAAGTACCCGCCTGGGTACCATCACCGGGAAGTTCAATCCGAAGACTTGATGAATACGTGCTCATTTTGTTTCCTTATTGCGGTGCTTGCAAATCCCGGACATCCCAGGATTGCGTTGTTTCATTCCATATGTATGGGCCACCTTCAATCGGCATTGATACTGGCGCATTCCACAAACAAGTTTCTAAATCTAAAACCCATGATGGGTAGGGTTGGGGCGGGATAAAAGCATCCAACTCCACATTGTATGTAAACCCAATACCCGCATAGTTTTTCCGTAATGATTTAGATTGATCAAGCGATGGCGTAGCCGGGCTTACATTTGGTTGGTAATGAATACCGCCATACGTGTTGTATGAAGTTTTTACCCATGATGAAGGATTGCCAAATGTGCCGGAAGCAATTACATCTTGCGTTGCCGTAATAACTTGATCAACAATTCCTTGTGCAGTTACATAAGCATAATGTCCCATAATTTTTTCCTTTACGCGGTGTAAGTGCCGGAAGAATTGTAAACAAGAATGGTATTTGCACCAACGGTCGAAACAGTCGGAGACCCAGTTGTTGTGCCGGTATAGTCTGCTGTGGCTATTTTAAGAATAACAACACCGGAACCGCCCGCCTTACCTGCTTGTGTACCCACACTTCCACCTTGAGTTCCGCCGCCGCCGCCGCCGGTATTTGTTCCACCTGCGGTTGCACTGTTGTAAACCGCGCCTGTACCGCCACCACCTGTACCCCCGGTTATTGTTGATCCTTGGCCGCCCGAACCGCCGCCCGCACGAGTTACAGATGATCCTGTTACGGATGAAGCAACACCATTACCGCCTTGTGCGCCGGAACCTGCCACACTTGCGCCGCCGCCACCACCTGCCGTACCTTGACCGCCGGGGTTAGTGCCGCCGCCAAAACCTTGTCCGGTTGTTCCTGTTCCGGCGCCTTGTCCACCTGTACCAACCGGATCGCCACCACCGCCACCTGAACCGCCGTTTCTAGTTTGCCCCGAAGCAGCAGGACTTCCCGAACCACCACCAGTAGAAGTAATGGTTGAAAAAACAGAATTTGTACCATTAGATGCAACTGCACCGCCGCCGCCAACGGTAATTGTGTATGTTGTGCCTTCCAACAAGGTAAGCGCAGATTCTGCCGTTGCGCCACCACCGGAAGATTCTCCCGAAATACTGCTTCGGTAACCACCCGCGCCGCCACCTGCCGAAGCGTAAGTGTCCGAACCTAAACCATTACCACCGCCACCGCCGCCAGCCACAACAACATATGTTGCAGTGTAGTTATACGCGGAAGATGATAGGTATTGCCATTGACCCGCAGTATATATTTCAACTACTGATTCTGTAGTGTTATACCGAATCATGCCCGTACCCGGCGAACCGGGGCGTTGGGCAGTTGTACCAACAGGCAAATCAAAATACCCAGTACTTGTGTTGCTTTGATCGGATACTTGGGCGGGCGTAACCGCAGTTAGCAACGTACCCGTTTCATCAGGCAGCGTTAGCGTCCTGTTTGTGTTTGTGACGGGGGCTAAGATGGTGACAGTGCCCGTGCCTGTAGCGCCCCCTTGCACGGCTATTAAACTCATGCCGCTGCTCCTTTAAGTGCTGCAACTTCTTGTGCTGTCAGGTCTATGGTTGTTTGCAGACCAGTTTGTACATTGACTTCAATTCTTGAGTTCATGGTTTTTCCCTGTTAACGGAAGACAGAAACATAAATACCACCCGTATCTATTAAAGTATTTACATAATTGACAATAACAATTTGACATGCTGTTGTTGTTTGATTAGATGGTGCGCCGTATTGTGTAGCTGATTTAACTGTAATAACTAAAGATGAATTGTTATTTCCAGCGGATACTGTTAATGCCACGGCATAATTAGCATCTGGCAACGCAGTTGTAAAGTTAACCGTATAGTCACCCGTACTGTTATCCGTAATGCTCGAAACATTACCACTTGCATTAATTGCTACAGTACCAGTGCCATTAAATTTTACCCAAGCACGAGCCATATACAACGGGGCAGTGCCTGACACGGTGGCAACCTGTGCTGAGTCAATGTTTGGCGTGGTTAATGTTGGGCTGGTTAGTGTTTTATTTGTCAGTGTCTGAGTTGCAGCAATACCCGCTACTGTGTCAGTGACATCAGGCAGCGTTAGCGTCCTATTAGTATTGGTGGCAGGGGGTACAACAGTAATTATTCCTGTACCTGATTGCGTCAGTATTTCCAACTGACTAACTGCAATTGTTCCGTTTGCCATTACAAACTGTCCATAATAGTTTTAAGTGGAGCCACAGTTGCAGCAGCATCAATGGCTGTTTGCATGGCAGCATACTTGTCCCTGATAACCTGTCTTGCCGCTTCAGCAGCCACAGCCTCGTTTGGGATGGTGACCTTGATGTCCAGGGGTGCAAATTCAGCAGACCGCGCCAATCTGCGTTTGTCGTGAGCAATGACTTTGGCTTTATCTACGTTGATGGTAATCATGCTGTGTACTCCCATGCGTTTCTAAATGTGCGGTCTGATGGAATGTCAGCAACATCCACAATCTTATAAGGCTTGCCAGCAGGAACATCCTTGGCGGCAAGCTCCTCAATAGTTAAGCCGCACTCTTCGGCTGGAATAATGACGGCCACACCGCCATCGTCTGTTGGGTAAATAATTCTTGAGTTCATGGTTTTTTCTTTTGATTAACGAAAAAAAACCGCAGTAAAAGTGTCACGATCTACTGCGCCAGTTGGTCGAGCGTCAATCATGCGAAAAGACGCAGCTAATATTGTTGCTAATGAATAAGAAGAAGGTATGGAATTTCCATTTAC